GAGATTTAGTTTCTGACTCTCCCTTCTTGGTATGCTTGCATGATCTCGTCAGACAAAGACAAATACCTATCAGGGTCGGTCTGCATTAGTTTAATAATGTCTGAGCGTCTATAAACTTTACGACTTGCTGCTTCACCGCTGCCTTTAGCATTGCCTGCTGAGGCGTTCTTAACTGCGGTTTTACGACTAGCCTTCTCATTAGCTACAGTCTGTCCTACTACCTGTTGACGTTCTTTCCACGTAGTGAAGAGTTCATCAGCAGCTTCGTAATCGTACTGCGTGTCTGCCTGTGCAAAGAGCTGTGTACGAATCTTTGATCCTTTAATCCACTCAACAAACTTACCATCTTGTAGAATCTCTTGCATGTCAGGATGACGTTGTTGCAAGTGAGACTGCGCTGTTTGCTGCTTGTACTGCTGAGTTTGTGCTTCAGCAGCTTTGATTGAAGGATGATTCTTAATAGCTCTCTCGACTGCCTTGTCGGGATCAGAGAAAAAGTCTATATCTTCTTCAGGTTCTTGGGTTGCTGGGGTGTTGGTGTCGAGTTGTGTCTGTATGTAGTTGTCTACTACTGACCGAAGTTCCCCTACTTCGCTGCTTTGGCGGCCTAGTAACTTCTCAGCCTCCTGGTGCATCCGTACAATCTCAGCCGTTGACTTTCCTTTGTACTTGTCAGGGATTTCTTCTTCTTGAGGAGTCTCCTCTACTTGAGGTTCCTCTTGAATTTGACTTACTTCTTCTTCAGTTTCAACGTCTTCAGGACGCTCGTCTATTAGTGTTGCCATTATTAAACTCCGTGAGTATTCTCATTATGGAGGTGTATTATGCAGGGCTTCGGTTAGGAGTTGGCCTTGCGCTCTTGCTGTAGTTTCTGTGCTCTGTTCTTTTCCCACTGTCTAGTAGCACCCATAAAATCGCCAGATAGCGGGTCTAACTTACTTCGCACAGCACTTACAATTCTTGTTGCAATCTTATCGCAGTCTAAACAAGGTATATGGGTACACTCTGAATCTGTGTAGCGTTCATTCGTGTGTCCATGTTCGCAGCGATACTCGTAGATAGCCCTCATTAGGCAGCTACTACTTCTTCTTCCTCTTGCATTGCTTGTTCTTCTGCTGCGTCGATTTGAGCTTCTAGGTTTAGTAGGTTAGCTATGACAGCGAGTTGGCCTTTACGGAAGTGAAGGTTTTCGTTATCTTTTGCAGCTTCTACTGAGTTGATCACCATAGCATTAGATTTCAAGTCTTCCATTAGCTGTTTCCAGCCATCTGTTCCAAACATGTTTCTAATGTTGCGGTAATATAGCTCAAGGTCTTTGTCGATCATACTGTTTCTCCTATTAGGACAGCGTTGTTTATATTAGTTTTACACAGTTATTATAACATAAAAGCATAAGAAAGTCAAGCTTTATTTGTCTTTTTACTTGACTTCTGTGTAGATTTGTTGTATATAGCGTCCCAATTAGCAGAAAACTTCTTCTGATCTGTCTTCCGTTGGGTACTTCCCTTGCCACCGTGTGTCTGTCCTTTCATCGCTTAACTGGCTTCTTCTTAGGCTTTGCTTTTTTCTTTGCAGGTGGACGACCTACTTTACTACCGTATGTACCTGTACCGTATGGCATAGTATTCTCCTGTTATTACCACTTAACTCTATCAGCCCAATAAGCCGCTGACATCTTACCTTTGGCAATGTTCTTGCCGTGTCGTGCTTTAAAACTAGCACGTTTCTTCTTCATTGCTTCGGACTCTCCCGCTTTAGGCTTTCCTGCGGTCTTTGCCCCCTGTTCTCCAAACCTAATCGTCTTGGTTTTGTCACCTTCTTTTGCCACGACAACATGGCTTTTCTTTGGGTGACTAGGGGTACGCTTCGGTTGATTAAATTTATCAACTCCAGCCCTAGCTAGTCTTGGGTCTTTTTTTGCTGGCATTCTTAGCCTCCATTTGTTTCTCAAGTTGTGCAATCTTCTTAAAAAGCTCCTCAAACTGTACATTTACTTGAGCTACTACGTGTTCTAAGTCTTTATTGCTGACCATTAGGCATCATTCCTTGTGGTTGTGGTGCTTGAGGTGCAGGAGCAGGCGCTGGAGCTGCTTGTTGAGCAACATTACCCTCTTTTACTGCTACTTCTCGCTCCTTGAGTAGTTGTTTAGAGATTTCTAGGCGCTTCTGGAACTCTTTATCGTCTGCATCACCCTTGTTTAGGTTAGTAGTTACAGCCTTGATGCGGTCAATCTCCAGTTCCTGCGGTATAGCCTGTGCTTCCACTGCAATCTTCTGCGCTCTAGCTTGCGACTCAGCGGCTTGGCCGTTAAGTGCAGCAGTTTGTGACGACTGGAACTGCAACTGAGCTTGCTGTGCAGCCTGCTGAGCCTGCTGTGCTTCTGGATTAGGCTGGTTAGCTTGCTCAAGAGTAGCAATAAGCTCTTCACGGTTAGACAGGTTCATATTGTCAATGATAGACATAACCAGCTTAGGATACATTGGAGTGTCTGGTGACATAGTTTGTAGCAACTGAACAAGCTGTGTTACTTCGTACTCACGAGCAATGATGCCTAGTGAGCTAGAGGTGTGGAACTTGTAGTCAGCAACTGGATACAGCTCAGGTTCAAACTGCATGTAGCGCCAGGCAGCCTTAGTAACAAAAGGAATAAGGAATGCTTCTTGGAAGTTGATCAGTGTACGCTTGTGACGCTTGATGATAGCGCCTAGTGACATAGATACACCAGCAGCAGTAGCATCACCGTTGATAGAGCCAGAGATACCAGCACTGTCAATAGCGCCTGTAGCTGTCTGTACCATAGTCTGCAACGCCTGAGCCTGTGCAAAGGTAATCTGGTTAACATTACCAAAGTTAAAGGGCTGTAGAATCTCAGCAGGGTTGCCGTTGGTTAGGATGGTCTTACCTGGCTGTATAGAGGGCTTAGCACCACGAGGCATACGACTAGCGTCCATTGCCATCATTGGGTGTATAGTCAGTGCTAGAGCGTCGATACGAGCGCGTAGTTCTGTGTCTAACGCCTTTTGACTGTTGTAGCCTTTCTCACATACTCCTCGACCCCAGAAGCGGCTAGGAACAACATCCCATGGGAATGCTACGACAGGACGGTCTTCCATCATGTACGGGTTCTTAGATGCCTTTAGCAAGACACCGCCGTTAGCAATAACAACAACAGCCTCTACATAATAGGAATCATCTTCTTCGTCACCAAGCTCTACAACTTCTTCTTCTGAGTCTGGTTCTTTCATTGACTTGTCTAGCAGGTGGCGAGGAACAAGGCCATAGTACTTAGTCAGTCTAACTTTGTCATCTTCAAACTGAGTAAGCTCTTGGTCTGGTTCAATGTCAAAGTCTGTCGATGCCAGCTCTAACGGTACGTCACGGTACACACCGCTTTCCTGTAGCTGCTCTACTGAGTGAGCTGACACAAACTCATCTACTGCACAGCCCAGCGCAGACTGGATGTCTGTAGCTACTGGATCAATTAAAAAGTTCTGTGGCATTACAGGTCGTAGCTTGACGCATGTACGATCTTGTATGTTAACACCTACGGCTGTAAGCTCACCACCCATTACAGGCTGTGTAGCAGGCTTCATTTCTTTTTCTTCTTCTAGGACAATCTCAGCAATGCCTGTACCGAATACAGCAGCGTTGATTAGACACTCAGCCACTGACTTACGTACCATGTTCTTTTTAAAATCTTGCTCTAGCGCGTTACGCAGCAAAGCAATGTCGTTAGGGTCTTGATCGTAGACATCATCTTTAATGTCAAACCACTTGCCACGGCCAAAGGTAGCTTCCTCTAGCTCTGCTACTGAAGACTCAACAGCCTGCTGTAGCGCAGGAGAGATAATCTTAGAGCGTTCAGTGTCTCGTGTGCGATCCTGTGGAGACCACTGACCACGCCAGAGACGGTAGTATTCTTCAAAGCGTTGTGAGTAGTTAGCTTCAAAGTGGTCACGCCATGAGTCACACTTTTCAATTACCCAGTTCTCTAGGTGCTGCTCTGTAGCGAAGTTGTCGTTGCCTTCTAGTTCCATAG